TCTTCATTAGTTACTCCAAAAATTTGTCCAGACCCTTGAGCTTCTTAGCTTTCTTCTTCTGCAACTTCTTCTTATCCTCACGAGTCTTTTCATAGGTATGAATGAACTCTGTGATATTCTCATAGATGGGTTGATTCAATCCTGCATCGTCATTGTTTCCATGCAGCGGATTGTCATTTGTTAGATTAAAGAGTTCTGTGGCTTTATATTTGATATAGAGTTGTTTCTTCTCCTTGGCAATTCTCCTGAGAAACGCAAAGTAAATGATCTGTGTAAAGTAGGAGAAGGGATTCTGAGATCTCTCTGGATCAAAGTTATCGACATACTGAATACAGTTTTCCACTGCATCCGAAATCATCTCCTCTCGAAAGGAGTAGGCGACAAAGCAGGGTTTCCGCGAAAGATGATCTGCTATCTTGAGAAAGCACAATCCAATCTCATCAGAGAGGGGAGGTTTCTCTGTCTTGGATTTCTTTGCAACTTTGACTTCCTTGCGATAGAGGATCAGTGCTCGTAGGAATGCCTCATTATCAATATACTTCGTTGTTCCCATAATTCCCTTCAGTTGAAAACAATGCCATCATTATTATCATCCATGTCCCCAAAATGATCCTCATAATCCTTGATCAGTTGATCGGCAAGTGTCCGATTCTCTGTTTCGGAATACATACTCTTCATCATCGTTAAATTATCATTCAAACGTTCATCGTTCCTCTTGATTCGTTCTTCCATGATCCGTACGACTTCCAGATAGAAGTCCTGCATCGCAGGACGAACAGGAAGGAGAGTGAGGACATCACGGACCGTGATAACACATTCCATATTATGTGATGGTAGAATAATTTCTTCAGGAAGCCAGGGGATCAGGAGGACTCCTGTTTCTCCCGTTGCGACTCTTCGAAGAATCAACTTCAGGGGATGCTTCCAGCGAAAGATTCCTTGTTCTTTATTCATTGTAAATGTGGAAATGATATCTTCTCCTGTGACTAATCTAAATAATGCAAGTTTCAGTGGTTCTTCTACACCCTCATCCATTATTCCGCTCCTTTAAGATCAATTTTATACGTCTGGACTTTAAATTTCTGTGTCTGATAGATTCGCATGCGTTCCTGGAAATGCTCGATACATTTGTTCGTCCGCTTTCCCGTTCGAAGATCGTCTACAATATCGAAGAGTGTTGCTGTAATCTTTCCGTCTGCTGTACGGAGCCCACGTCCAATGGACTGTCTGTTCCGAATCGTTCCTTTCGAGGGATGGGCAAAGATGATGTTATGGAGGTTCTTGATATTGATCCCTGTGCTGAATGTCCCATAACTCGCTATGATAATCGCGTCTGTTGCTTCCTCCATTTCATGTCGGATTGCTTCTCGCTCTTCAACAGGCGTGTCCTTATCGACATAGAAGATCTTCCGTCCAGGGGCAGCATCCAATCGAATCATCTTATGGAGAATTTTACCATGCTTTTCGACTAGCGCAAAAAGAATTAGTGTATTTGTTTTAAGGGAGAATGCCAGATTGCGAATGAATTTATTCCGAGCGTCACATCGAATGATGTAGTGAATCTCTTCGGTATAATCAAACTTCTTCGTTTTCTGACACACAAGTTCGGGATACTTGAGTACAAGGACTTTGATCTCTAGTTGGGCAAGAAATCCTCGATCCATCAAATCTTTTGTAGTTGCTGCTTCCAGGACAGGACCGAAGTGACCTTCGAGCACGAGTTTATTTGTCTTTGTTCCATCCAGCGTACCCGTACATCCAATGCGATAGACTGCTTTAGTCAGTCCAGTCATGATGTCTCCGAGTGACTTAGCTTTGAATCCATGTGCTTCATCCCCTATCACAAAGTCAAACTTCTCTAGATATTTGGGATCAGCTTTCCACATTTGATGGAGGGATTGCCAAGTAGTGATCGTGAGATAATGATCCGTGAACTTCTCCTTCCCCGAATAGATCCGATGGACAAAGTTCCCTATGTCCGTCCATCCATAGTCCTTGAAATCTCCATACATCTGCTCTACGAGTCCCGTTGTTGGAACAATCAAGAGGCCATAGGAAGCAGGAGTGAGGAGGAGATAGCGCACGATATAATAGAGCATCAAGCTTTTCCCTGATGCTGTCGGAGACACAATGAGTTGTCTTCGATTCCGAATCGCTTGCACAAATGCATTGAACTGATAGTCTCGGACTGCTCGATCAGCGGGGATGTTCAGCGTCTTGATAAACTGATCGGCTTCATGGAGGGAGAGTTCTGTAGTGAGCAGAATCTCATCTTCGATCTGAAGCGTATAGCTTCGATCTTTACAGAATTCCTGAAGATGAGTGATGAGTCCGCGATAGAGAGTGTGAGTCCGACGATTTGCTAATCGTAGCTGGCCATCCCAGAGTTTCTTCTTGAAGAGGGGATGATATTGATAGCCAGGAACATAGAATGTGAAATAGTCAGAGATCTCTTGTGTGATTCCCTCATCACATTCAAAGCGAACAAAGACGTGATTATTTGCATAGACCTTAACATCAATGGGCACCTTGGATAAATCTCTCCCAAGTTATGATATCCTTAGCTTGCCACGTGCGACTGCTAAGTTCCTTGAGGATGGATGAACAGACTTCTGCTATTTCCTCATGGAGATCTTTGTCTTTTTGCAGCACAAGTAAATCAGTATCCGCTTCAAGATAAATGGAAATATCGGACTTGAGCACATAGGGAAAGGGAGTCCAATTAAATTTCTTTAATGTTTCAGCATCCAGTTTCCCTGTATAGTATTCCCATTTCAGCTTCTTGAGTTTTTTGATCTTCCGTTCCATTGTCTTGACAGACTGCCGATTCATAGAAAGCAGTGTCAAATATTTGGAGTGCAGAGATCCTATTCGTACCAGTTCAGCACCGGGATCGGTACGATCAAACTTTGCATCGTCTTTCCACATGGAGAGGAGATCTTCGAGAGGTGTAGTATTTTCCATATCCGTCCATTATACCAGACGGAGAGCTAACGGTCAATGTTATAAATCAGGAAACGGAATGTAACATCAGCAGTCAACGGAGTTTCGGGTCCCTCTTGTGTCGTAAAGACAAGTGCCGAGAGAGAGGTTGGGAAGCAGTCCTTGAATTTAAAGCGAAGTGTCTTGTTCATCTTGGAATTGAGCAGCGTGAGCACTGCATCTGAGTACTGGGGAGTCTTGGAGACTTCAGAGGAGTTAATAGGAGGGAACTTTCCAAGGAGGAGATATTCCTCATACTTCTCTGGAAATCCCATTCCCCGTATCCAGTCATGGATTTCGAGCCATGCTTTGAGATCTTCGTCTACAATAAACGTCACTGTGAGATAGTCATAGACAACTTTATCTCCTGGAGCATACCGATCTATGAAAGGTGTAGGCTGGAGTGCTTCTCCGAGCGTGAGTCCAGGAAGTGCCACAACTTGGCAGAAATACTGAACATGGGGAATTCGAGTAAATGTGAGAAGATATTTATTTTGATGGAGTTGATTGGTATTAGTCGGTTGCATTCTTCCTAATTTCTTTATGCATACGCTTCTTCGCGTCTTCTTCCTTCGCTTTAAAGCGTCCTTTTCGATTTCCGAGCCATCGATAAGACGTGCAGAGCGTACAGCGGACTTTTCGTTTACATGTTTTCATAGGAGATAGAGTGCTTTGATGTTCTCTTCTCGGAGTGTTCGTTCTTCTGCTTCTCGTCCCATAGAATCTTCATATGAAGCTTCCAGATAGTCTTTTACTGACAAATAGTTTTTTACTGATCTTCCATGTGCAATAGCGAGAGCAAGTTTATTCCAGTCACTTGTTTTGTCTGAGACAAATCCCCATTCTTTAGGAATTCCATGAGAGTATGTGTTTGCATCCATAATCACTCCTATTTAGATCCGACATTATACCACACAAAAAGAAAAAGGGAAGCAGTTTCCCGCTTCCCTTCATTCCGGTATCTATGGAAAAGTCAATTAGCTGATGTTCTTGACTTTGAATCCACGGTAGTACACATTGCTCTTTGAGTTCAATGCTCCTGATCCCTGTGTCAATCCCTCTGCGAAAGGATTTGCGACTAAGCCGTAGCGAGTCTTGAATCCAATCTTAGGTTGATAGGTGTTAGGATCGATTGCACGAACCATTTGGAGAGGCACATATGGGCAGTAGAACATTCCTGCATCATATGCATTGCTTCCCTTATATCCTACGACACAGAATTCAGCGGATGCTGAAGTTGGGAAGTAAGGATCGATGTACACTTTGTAACGTCCTAGCAGCGTTCCTGCGTAGGTGTTACCTGTGTCATCCACTTGGAGGGAGATGTTGTCCTTCAGTGCACCTTGATAATCCAACACTCCTGCGAGTGCGAGAGCAGATGCCACATCCGAAGATGTGATCAGGACATTTCCCTTTCCGCGACGGGTCAACTTTGCGATTGCGTTGGCTTCACGCTCGATCTGATAGACAAGTCCCTTCGTCTTTTCCACCATCCAACGTCCGTTTGAATCTGTATCCAAATCGAATGTTCCTGCTGTGGTTGTTCCGACTTGACATCCAACCTTAGCGATCACGTAGATCGTACGCAACACTTCACGGTTGATTTCTGCAAGAATTTCTGTTGAGAGGATGTTTGTCAACTCCGTCTCAGCATCCAATCCATGCACTGCTTTCAAATCCTGTGCCAATTCCATTGTGTAAGCTGCTTGCAAGCCACGGCTCTTAGCTGTGACTGTCACTTTCTCGATGCTGAATCCGACTTCTCCCCATGCGAATCCTGCTGATCCCAACTGTTCTGCGTTTGCTGTTGGCATTCCAGTTCCAGTTGTCATGGTGTTGACGAAGACGTTTCCACCTCCGAGTGAAGTATCAGTTGCCAGTGAGAGCGCAGTTTGTGCACCTTCTCCTGAGAATGCTGTATTCACTTCGTCATAGAATGTCTCCCCCAAACGTGCAGTGTTCGATGCATAGTTTGAGCGCATTGCGAAGATCAATCCGGTAGGACCAGTCATTGGCTGGACTCCGCAAAGATCATAAGCAAGCAAGTTAGGAAGTGATCGACGCACGAGGGAGATGAGGATAGGATCGAATCCCGCCACAGGTCCTGTTGCTGTTGATCCACCGCTGTATCCCGTTCCACCCAAGGAGTTAGCAGGAGCAGTCTCGTTGAGGATCTGTCCCTCTGTACGGATTGCTTTTTCCTGATTCTCCAACATCAATGCGGTAATCGCACGACGGTAAGGATCTGTGATCTTTGGAAGACCCTCAAAATCCAAAACTTCTTTCCACTTCGATTGCAATTCTTCTGTTAAATACATCGGATGCTCCTTATTGTTTTGTTGTTCTTCCCAGAGCACTGACATATGCTTTCATCTCTGGGTTAGAATTTTCTGGTTTCTTCTCTGCTTCCGGCTCCAACGTCTCTGTCAATACTTTCGTATCTCCAGCTTTCACGTTAGATGGGAAAAAGTTCTCTCGGATTGCTTCTAACTTCCCTTTGTATTCACCTTCTGCGGTGAACTCTACACTCTCTGCGAGTGTTCGAATCTTCTCCACTTGCGTATCTGTCAATCCATCACATACGCTCTGGAGTACTTCATTCTTCATCGCTTCCGTCAACTGTTTCTTGAACTGGATGCCACGATTAACTTCTTCATTCAACTGTGCTTCCAAGTCAGCAACTTTTCCTGCCAACTCTTCGACCAGATCCACTTTCTCTTCAGGGACATCGATATAATGCTCTGCAAAGAGACTCTTCAATCCTGTGATGAACTCTTCTGTCAATTCAGCACGAAGACCCTTTTCAATCGCTACTTCGTTCTCCTTCATCCACTGCTCGACCACATAATCCAAGTACTCATCGATCTTGGTAGAGAATTGATCACGGAGTTCCACGATTGCTTCTTCGAGATTCTTTGTAAATGCTGCTTCCATCGATTCGCTGATTTGATTCACTTTATCGATCACACGTGCTTCATAGATTGTGGCAACCTTAGTGCGGAATTCTTCTGAGAGATTTGATTCAGATGCGAGAATGTTAGCAACATCTTCCTTGAGTTGTTTCTTCCACTCTTCTTCCATCTTGGCATCGTCCTTATCGTCGTCCTTGTCATCCGACTTCTCATCCTTGTCATCGTCTTTGTCGTCTGACTTGTCGTCATCTTTCTTATCGTCTTTCTTGTCCTTGACAACGATATCAACTTCTTTATCTTCTCCGATTGCAACGGAAGTCAATTTTCCTGGAGAAGGCATTTGTCCAACTGGAGCAGCGGGACCGGGAGCGGTTGCTGTTGGGGCTCCTGCTGTTGCGTTTGGCTTATCTTTTTCTAATGTTGTAGGAGTTGGTCCACCGAGATCATGTGTCTCAGCTTCAAGTTTCTTGGGTCCGTCCTTGGGAGCACTAGAAATGCTCTTGGCGAGGACTTCTGCGGCAGCTTCCATGAGATAATTCTTCTTAGACATTGAACATTCTCCTTTGATAAAAACTATTTATAATTTCCGAGTTTTCTAACTACCGTTTTGGACCAGAAAGCTTCGTCATGAAGTCCTCAAACAGTTGAGCGCACACTTTCTCCAATTGTCGCTTTGGAGTAGCATCCAGAATGGCACGTGTCTGATCGATGTCCATTTCCACGAAATGTCCTTCAACAAACAGCCATTCCTTGTTTTCCTTGATTCCCTGCACAAATGCGTCATGAGCAGAGGGATCAGCTACGATGTCTGCCGCAGTAGCAAGATGATAATTATCCTGGACTAACTGGATTCCGTTGACATTCCGTACATCTCCAACTCCACGAGTTGACACTCCTAAACGGGCACCTTCGTCAATAAACGTCTTGACAATGTTTCCATAAGGGGTATCAATGACTTTCGCTTTGCCATAGAAATCATGTCCCTCTGCACGTAGTTCCTTGATCATGTGGGAGACACGTTCCATGTTGATTGAGGGGGAAGAGGGATGCCCGAGTTCTCCATAGGCGCGATTCTGCTTGATGTACTCTTCGTTGTAGCGTTTCATCTCACGAAGCAGGGTTTCCGCTTTATACTGGCGACGATTCCTGTTCGGACGTTCTGCTTGCATGAAGATTCCTTCGATGAAATAGTCACGCTTCCCAGTGTCCTTGTTCTCTTCTGTGAGATATTTGACTTCTTCTACGACTTCGTTAATTAGCTTCATTGACTTATAGTCCTATCATTGGTTGACTAACGTTGTATGTGACTTCCTTCTTGAGTGTGATCATTCCCGATCCTGCTGTTGTCACGTTAATAACTATAGATGATGTCTTATTGTTCGCTCCCACGTTTGACATAGACTGTGTTTTGTCGTTGAACATTCCAGATCCGAAGACGTTGAATAACACTGATCCTCCACGTTGGATCGAGACGTTGCCGGATGTGCTCCATCCAAACTCCGTGACTACAGCAGTGTTCACGTTTGCTTCATATGCTGTGTTGGCACGAAGTTCTGGAAGAGTGATTGTGTATGTCCCCGCTCCTTCAAACCGAATGTAGCTTGGACCTTTTACTTTGTTTATAATTTCGTACGACATGTTGCTCCTTTATCTAATTCCCATCGCTTTACGCTTACGGATCGAAATCTTTCTCTTCCTCAAACTTGACTGGAGATGAGTTTTACGCTTACGTGCTGCTCGTCTCTGCACAATCCTCATATGAATACGTCTGCTTGCTGGAATCCGCTTCAACTTTCCTCGTTGCAGCGTGAATCCCTTGACAGCAGACTTTCGAATATTCCGTTGCAGCTTCCCTTTTCGAATTCTGCGACGAATCAATTTAATACGCCCTTGGCGAACAATGTTTGCTTCGGACAGCAATGCTTCTGCTGAGACGTGTGCTCCCAAGACTTGCTTGAGGAGGACAAGCTTCTGTTCTAGGACCAGATCCAACTTCTCTTTCAAGAGATGTGTGATATCAGAGAATCGTTCTGTGATTATTGCAGTAACAAAATTC